GTATCCGACCCAGTATATCCCGAATATGCGTCGGATCGCTGAGACGTATGATGCCTTGTCGCGGGGATACTTTATTCATGCGACTCCCACCCTGTTCAACGCGGGGACGAATCATACGCAATTGTCCAGTTGTTTTCTCCTAGATTTTAAGGCTGATTCGATCAAAGGAATTTATGAGACGCTGGGAGACTGTGCCCAGATCTCCAAGTGGGCTGGTGGCATCGGTTTGGCAGCCCACAAGATCCGTGCGAAGAACTCCCGCATCCAAGGAACTAACGGAGTGTCTACGGGCATTGTCCCGATGCTGAAAGTGTTCAATGACACTGCTCGCTACGTCAACCAGGGTGGCAAGCGTAATGGGTCTTTCGCGGTCTACCTTGAGCCCTGGCACGCGGACATCGAGGACTTCCTGCGTCTAAAGTTGAATACGGGTGCCGAAGAGGACCGTGCTCGCGATCTCTTTTACGGTCTGTGGATTCCCGACGAGTTCATGCGGCGTGTGAAGGAGGACAAGGACTGGACACTGATGTGCCCTCACGAGTGCCCGGGTCTCTCGGATGTTCACAGCGAGGAGTTTACTGTCCTCTACCGCAAGTATGAGGCAGAGGGCAAGGGTCGCAAGGCTGTTCCTGCCCAGAAGCTGTGGCAGATGATCCTGGATGCCCAGATCCAGACGGGTACGCCCTACCTGTGCTACAAGGATGCTGGAAACTTCAAGTCCAATCAGAAGAATCTGGGAACAATTAAGAGCTCAAACCTTTGTAGTGAGATCTTTGAGTATACGGATGCGGGCGAAACCGCAGTCTGTAATCTGGGCAGCCTTTCACTGACCAAGTTCGTGAAGGAGGACAAGACCTACGATTTCGATGCCCTGCGGCATTACGTGGCGATCCTGGCCCGCAACCTGGACATTGTGATTGATCGCAACTACTACCCTACCCCTGAATCCAGGGAATCCAATATGCGTCATCGCCCTATCGGGATCGGTGTACAGGGCCTGGCCGATGTTCTGGCCAAGATGCGGATCACCTGGTCGTCCCCCGAAGCCGCCGATCTCAATCGCCGGATCTTTGAGCACATTTACTATGCGGCACTCCACACGTCCTACAATATCGCAGTAGACAAGGGCTCGTATCCCTCCTTCGAGGGGTCGCCCGCATCCCAGGGAATTCTCCAGCCCGATCTGTGGCGTGTGAATCCTCTCTCCGATGACCTTGATTGGCAGGCCCTGCGTCATCGTGTCAAGAAAGGCCTGCGGAACTCCCTCTCCATTGCCCTGATGCCCACAGCCTCAACGTCTCAGATCCTCGGGAACAACGAGTGCTTTGAGCCATTCACGTCCAACCTCTACGTCCGCCACGTTCTGGCCGGAGATTTCATTGTGATCAACAAGTACTTGATCTCCGAGCTGGTAGAATTGGGAGTGTGGTCCCCCGAGCTGCGAACCTCGATTATTGCGAATAACGGCAGTGTCCTGGGCGTTCAGGGTGTGCCCCCCGATGTCCAGGAGCGGTACCGTACAGCATGGGAGATTCCAATGAAGACGATTATCAACTTGGCAGCCGACCGTGCTCCGTTCGTGTGTCAGTCCCAGTCCCTCAACCTGTTTGTAGCGGATCCGTCGTATGCTCGGCTGTCGAGCATGCATATCTACGCGTGGGAGAAGGGGCTCAAGACTGGGTGCTACTACCTCCGAACCAAGGCCGTCGCCTCGGCACAGAAATTCACAGTGGAGCCTGAGGCTCGCCCCCAGCAGCCCGACTGTCTCACCTGCTCTGCGTAAAATCTTCTCCAATGAAGTATAAACAAATGTCCGGATACTGGTCCTCCGCTTCTGCGTCTCCCTTCGGTGCTGCCCCCGCGACTGGCGGCCGCCGCCGCCGCCACACCCGCCGTGGCGGTGATGAGATGGTCGCTGGCCGTCGTCGCCGCCACTCCCGCCGCGGAGGCGAGGAGATGGTCGCTGGCCGCCGCCGCCGCGGAGGTGAGCTGCCCGCCCCCCCGCCCTCCGAGGTGAAGGAGGATGCCGCCCAGCTGGCTGGTGCGGATGCCCCCAAGACGCTCGAGGGTGGCCGCAAGCGTCACACGAAGGCGAAGAAGGTCGCCAAGGCCCTGCTCAAGCTGTCGAAGAAGCTCGAGAAGGGAGGCCGCCGCCGCCGCCACTGAGACGCTAAACCTGTGGGTTCTGCTTAAGAAACTCACCAAGCGTCGAAAGCATCGTAAATAGATCTTCTGTGAATCCGTAGTGGCATCCATTCGGCTCAATCTGGGGGGCCTTACGACTGGACGTGGTCCGAGGATGGACTAGGCTCACAATGATTTCCTGTGGAGATAACTCGATACACTTTGATTCACGTCCGTGAATGAACGCGTGTCCCTCTGCGATCTTGGTCTCTTCTGGAAACCCCTTCTCTTCCCAGAACTTTTTAGTATAGCACATCGTGGCTTCGGATACCCGCATACTCTGTGGCAGACGGATCGGGGGGACGTTGATGAACGAAATGTAGTTTGCGATATCGTAGGACGGTAGGGTGGTACAGAACGCACACTCCTTCTTGGCTCGGAGCATCATGGACACTCGGAACAGAAGACTGTTCGGGGGGTAAATGTCGTCATCGTCAAAGTGGACAATGACCGGGAACTTGGCGAGACTGGCTGCGAAATTACGCTTGGCCGCAATCGTCTTTCCGGAAGACTCAAGAATGTAGCGGACGTAGGGTAGATGTCGGACAAACTCTTCGCACGTATCCTTGCCGTCGTCGATAATGATCCACTCGATCTTGTCTTTCGGATAACACTGCGACTCTACGGCACCCGCACAAATCTCCATGAACTTCTGGCGATCTCGGGTCGGCGTAATAATGGTGACACCGGGCAGTTCAGATTCGGGAATAGCATCCGCATCCACCGAGAACACTCCGTCGGCCTTATAATCTTTCAGAAACTCCTGCATCTCCTTTGTCCACGCAGCATGACGCTCAACGTACAGATCAGCGTTGCGGGTACTCATTGCCTTCCGCTCCTTGAACGACATCCCTGCGTACTTTATAAGTGCGTCCACCACCGCCTCGGGTGCGGTCTTGGCAATAACACCCAGACATTCAGGATGGGGCACGGTCTTCTCTGTCTTGACCCATACCGCCTCGTACCCAAACTCCTTGAACGGCGGAATATCGTTGAGAAGCAGGACAGAGCCCGTCGACGCAGCCTCGTTGACCGCATGGCCAAACCCTTCGCCCCCCGAACAGCAAATTGCTAGGCCACATTCCTGTAGAAGGGCATCGTATTCTCCCTGCTTCATGGTCGTCGGGTGAAGTACCACGTTAGTGAATGTCTCAGGGACATCGACGTTCAGCCGAGTTCCGTCATAGATCACATGGAGCTCGGGGAGCTTGATATCCTTGACGTTGGCCAGGGAGTATGCGTCCACAATGAGCTGGGGGTGCCGAAAGATGTTCTTGCCAGTTATCACAACTGCCTTGTGGAAGTTCTTCTTCTCGGGGATCCCCTTGGCAATGGACGTCCAGCCAATATGCTTAACGTTGGGATGGAGAGGCTTGAAGATCTCCACGGCTTCTTCCGTCTTACACCAGATCTCGTCAAGGGAAGCAAGGTACGGGATCCACGTCTTGTATGTCCACTCGGGATTGGGGATCAGGATGTTCCGAGCAGCGTACGTGAACAGGGCAGGGTTCAGGACTTCCAGGAACACGTTTATTTCTGCCTCGTCGCATTCGGGCTGGGCATTCAGAATGCGGCGAAACTTTACGGTCTCATCAGCAGCGGCCCAGATCCCCTGGAGGATATCTGCGTCCTGGGCTAGACCTGTCTGGTTGCGGTGCGTCGATACAATATTGACTCTCATTGTTGTGTCTTCCTTCGTTTAAGTGTTCCCCTGATTTGACGAGGGATACGTTTGGCCGTCTTGGCTCGGAGGTTCATGATGCGGAGATACTCTGTCCTGCTCGGCTTGGCACAGCACGGGTGGACAACAATCATACGGTCGTAGAACCATACGGTCGTCTGTCCTGTCCACTTCCAGAACTCGTCGATTGTTTCGATGGTCGGTGCTGTCTCCAGGTCGGAAATGAACCTGTCCGTGAAGTCCACACACTCCGTCTGCATGTCTCCGAACCCGTACTTTGTGTCGAATATCTCGGAACACAACTGGCCGTATAAAATCTGAACCTCTTTCCTGCGTGGATTCCACACAATCTTGTCAATGGGACGGAACGTATCCCACCCTGCGTCCCATACAAGAAGTTTGTCATTATCAAGTTTTCCGTACACGCGATCTCCGAATCGCACGAGACTCATTACTAGTCATCAATCTAAAAGAACGCTTTGAATTCCGCACCCTTCGTGCCATAGATGTGAGGGTTGATCGGCCGGCTGATTTGGTCGGGGTAATTGAGGGTCTGGCCGCGGTTGTACAGCCACATATTGATAGAGCCCAGAATGTCGTCGACGCAGTAACATAGAACACGCTCATTCAGGGCATTGAGTTCCTTGGCAGGGTTGTGCTCATCGTTGATCTGGTACTGGAGGTAGTACGCCCGCATGATTGTCTTCAGATCATCGAGACGCTGGGGATCGATCACGTGCTTCTTTTCGCTCTTCACCCATACGCGGTACCGGATCTCGTCCTGGAGATGCTGGATATTGGTATCGGAAAAGAAGGCCTGATTTACGGGCGTCGGGGTGTGGACGCGAATCAACGCCTGCTGCTGAAACGTCGAACCGTACGCCAGCTTCGGGTCCTCATGGTGCGTCGAAAACAGCTTGAACGCCTGAGTGCTGTCCGTCTCCGGATCTGCGAGATTCGGTACGAAGCCGGTGTGTTTCGGGGCACCGCGGATAGAGGTATCGACATAATACTCGTTAAGATCGCCAGTTCTGCGGGGATAGATTTCGCCGTTTTGAGGAGCAGCGGGCATCTATTGTTCTTATCTTTAGTTCGGGATAATTCTCTGGATATTCTTCGAGTCGGGCTCCATCGTTGTCACTTCCAGAACAAAGGTGGCCTGGACATTCAAGTTCATCATCGGGATCACATAATCCTGGGTGAGCGTGCGGTTTCCCGCGAAGGAGAGATTGCTTGGAACGTCGGTGTACTGCTGGAGGCATACCTGCGACAGTGTACTTATCAGTCCGCATAGTGTGGTGACGGAGTTTGACATTCCCGCAAACCCTGCGACCTTTGGAACGGCCGTGAACGACGTACCGATATTTGTAATCAAAGGGAACGAGTTTGGCACTGGAAAGTCTGAACCACACACGTCGGTCACAATAAAGTTATTCGACAAAAGATTCATAAATGCCGAGAGTTCGGGGGTACAGTTGGAATCTGCGGCGATCTGAGTTATTGCGGGAGTGTAGAAGATGATTTCGTCGCCGACCCGAATATCGGATCCCAGGAAGGCATTACAGTTTCCGAATGTTGTATTGCTTGTCGTCTGGCTGACAAAGAACTGAACCTTTCCGATCGTTGACATATCCAACACAAAGTCGATGATATTGAGATTATCAATCTGCGAAAACACGATGCCTGCGGGGTTGAACAGTTGGATGTTGGCATTCGATAGTTTGGCAAGGGGCGGGTCAAAATTGTACGACTCGTTGGACCAGGGATAGTAATCTGAAAACTGGCCAGGATACGTGCCAGTTCCAGTGTAATGATTGCGAGCGTTCTGTGTGAGAACAGTGAACGCCTGCTGTACGATCTGCGATCCTCCTAGGTAATTACCCTTCAAGTTCTCGATCGTCATGAGAATGTACGAGTGTGCGTGAAATGACGCAGGGTACTCGATCCTGTCGGAGAAGGCGGATGGGGTATACGGCTGCGTGCTCCTGACGGGAAGCATGGCCCGACACAGCCTGATTTCGGATACGTTCGAGAGTGCCAGCTGGGTAGAGTACGAGTAACTGCTTGTCCCGTACTGCTTCGGCTGAATATCGATTCCAATCTGGGCACCTGCGGTCTGGGCAGCGTCGAATACCGGGTAGAAGAAGACTGTGGTCTGAGGATCGTTGTAATCTATGGGCGTGGGAGTATGTACGAGCTGATTATTTGAGAGAACGATCTTCCAGCCGTAGGACGGTCGTACAAGTCCCTGGTTTGTGGTGTTCACGTATGCGGGCAGGGGTACTTCAGTCGGGAACGATTGAGGAGTATTGTTCGGTATAGTCTGAACTGCGGCCTGAGCTCCAGATACGACGCTAGGGGGAGTGAGCGGGGTTTCCCACGCAGCCATAGGGATCGTGGGATTATTGAAGTAGAACGGAGTTTGCGGTCCCACCATCTGGATAGGGATCTGTGTTCCAAACGAAAAAACGTTCGCATACGCGTCTGGCTGTACTGTCCAGTCCCGCTGTCCTGAATCAATGACGATGTTGCGTTTTCGAGGGACCATACCTGGAGCTGCCTGGACGGGCGACGTCAGGGTACCACTGAGTCCGGGAGTGCTCAGTTCCTCGATGGTCGCCTGGCCTCCAGCATCGTTAGCATCCACGAACTGCGGATGCTTGTTCTGATGAGGTTGAACGTTGGGACCAGAGTCGGACGTTTCCAAAAAAGCGACTCGGGGATCATAATCGTAATCTTCTCGGGCTTCGGCATCTGTCCCTGCTAAAATTTTCTGGTAGTCCATTGTCTCTCTACAAGGCGAGATTCTCTAAATCGGCAATCCAGAACCGCTCAGGTGTCGTGCTCTCAATATCAAGTATCCGAGCATGGATACGATCCAGTTCTGCCTGGTGCTTCTGAACGTTCTCCAGCGTCATGCTGCTGAATGGCAGCTTCAGGAGATCGGGAATATCTGTGAGCTCATGCGTCTCCAGGATGGCCACACACTCGGCGTGGGGCTTCTTCCGTAGATCGATGGCGTCCTCGCACATGAGCGTCAGGAACTTCACGACACTCGAGTGCCACGGAAGCTTACCACGCAGATCCTTCAGCATATTCGTCTTACGATCGCCGTACAGTTGGAGACGGGTCGCGGCATACTCCTCCAGTATCTCGCCCGCGGACACGAACTTGCGGATCTTCCCGTGGCGATCGAACGCGTGCATGTTGGTGAGCTTGATGCGGGACGACAGGCCGAGCTTCTTCTCGATCTCGGGTACTGTCATCTCATCCTTGAGAACAACCTCGAAGTTCACGTCCACGTCCGTAGAGGTGTCCGTGTAATCCTTGACCAGATCCTTCTTCTCGCACTGGGCATCCAGGAACGCCTTGAAGTCTGAGGTCCAGTACTCGATCGGCAGGTCGCGAACCGTCACTGTCTTGGTCTTCGGATTGTACGAGTAATCTGCGGTCACATCGTACCCGTCATCTCTCGGAATAATCGTTCCTCGGAATCCACGGTACCATGGAGTCATGTGGAACGAGGTGAGACTCTCACCATCCTTCAGCCACCGAAGGAGGATACCACGAATGACTGTAGGATTGTACGACGGAATGTACGTCGAGTACCCGGTGCCGATGCCGCGAGCACCGTTGACGAGGAGCATTGGGAGAACGGGAGCATACCACTCGGGCTCCACGGACAGCCCGTCGTCGTCTCGGTACTTGAGACACGGCAGGTCGTCGGCGGGGACTAGATCCTTCATGTACGGCTGGAGGTAGGTGAAGATGTAACGGGACGCAGCCGAATCCTTGCCGCCCTCGAGACGCGTCCCGAACTGGCCTTTGGGAACCAGCCACGCCAGATTGTTTGAGCCCACAAAGTCCTGGGCCATACCGATGATCGTCTCGTTGAGGGACATCTCGCCGTGATGGTATCCCGCATGTTCCGAGACATATCCTGCCAGCTGGGCAACCTTGACCTTCGAGGTCAGGTTACGCTTGAGGCAGCCAAACAGGATCTTACGCTGCGACGTCTTGAGTCCGTCAATAGCCGACGGAATCGACCGCTCGAGATTGTAGTGTGAGAAGTGGATGAGATCGCGATGGATGAACTCATTGTACGACAACGTCTTGTCCGCCTTTGGGATCACGATTGCGGAGGCATCGTGGCCCTGGAGCCAGACCTTGCGATCGTCCGCCCGAGCCTTGTTGAACGCCAGATCGATCGCTTCTGAATCTGCGTCGGCCGTGTACCGAAACTGCGTGACATTCATGTTCTTGAAATACTCCTGGGCCTCATCACGCGTCGACGTGCCCAAACCCTTGTAATACTGGATCGACCAGTTCCCTGTAGCCGATGACTTCCACTGATCATATTCAAACTGCGTGTAGAATGTTCGGGTCTCCTTGCCCTTCGTCGCCTTCACGATCGGCGTGGCCATGTACGTCAGGAACCCTGGGATCTTGAACAGATCTGTCCACAGCTCGTGGAACAGATTGATGAGGAGACCGCGGATATGGGACCCGTCGTAGTCCTGGTCGGTCATGATGAGAATGCGGCCGTACCGCAGGCTCTTGATATCCGGATACGTCTTGCCAGACTCCAGCCCGACAATCTTCTTCAGCTCGGCAATCTCCTTGGCCAGCTCGACCTTGGAGGACGACGAATCTTTCACGTTCATGATTTTCCCCCGCAGTGGGAACACTCCGAAAGTCTGGCGTTGAGTCTTCGTAAGACCGCTGAGAGCCATTGCCTTGGCGGAATCCCCCTCGGTGAGGATGAGAGTACACTCGGCAGACTTGGCGGTACCTGCGAGGGCGGCGTCATCGAGCTTCGGGATACCGTAAATCTTGGAGCTCTTCCGTCCATCGCTCTTCTTATTCTCCTTCTCGTCCTTTTCCTTCTGGGCCACCACTAGCTTATCCACCAGCTCCAACTTAGCCCGCACCTTCTTGAAGAACTCCTCGGGCAGCTTACATGTTGAGCCAAATGCCGTGCTCTTTGTCGTGAGTGCCTCCTTCGTCTGCGACGTGAACGACGGGTTCTCAATTGCGGCCGTCACCCACACCGCAAGGTTCTCCTTCACCAGCGACGGCTTGACCTTCAGCTTCTTCTTCGTCTCCAGAAACTCGCACAGATTGGAAACAATCTGGTTCACAATGTAGTCCACGTGCGTCCCGCCCTTGGATGTCCAGATACCGTTGACGAAGGACACCTGGAGAAACCCGTCCGCTGGCGTGTCCGCCACCACCACATTCCACCGGTCGCTCGTGTGTGCCGCTACCGGCGTGCTGACAAACTCCGAGGCGTAAGCGGAGAGGTCGCGGCACTTGATGAGCACCTTCTCTTCCCCGTGCTTCCAGTGAACCTTGACGTCCTTGCCAACCGTCATCGCCAGATCGCTCGCCCGCCGGCGGAAGACACCCAGCAGATCGGGCGTAATTTCCGAGAGGCCGAACCTCCCAAAGTCGGGCGTCCATGCGACGCTAACATACGGCTTAGACTTACACGCCACAATCTTTGGCTTGTTCACCACCGTCATGTTGTTCTCCCAGGTCTGCGTATACTTCTTGCCCGATGCGGAATCTACCGTCTCCACCGTCATCGTCTTCGCAAAGATGTTGGCCAGTTTCACGCCGTAGCCGTTCTTGCCGCCCACCAGCTTCTTCTCGTCCTTGTCGTAGTTCGTGGAGGTCAGGAGCTCGCCAAACACCAGCTGCGGAACCCATACCTTGTACTCTGGATGCTCGGCCACCGTGATACCCTCCCCGTCGTTCTCCACTGTGATCGTCTTGTTGTCGCTCGAAATCTCAATTGTGATATTCTTGACGGGATTGGCGGACCCTCGCTGCCGCATCCGCACCACTTGGTCGTGGGCGTTCACCACAATCTCGTCGAACAGCTTGTAGAATCCAGGATTGAAGGATAGGCTTTTCTGAATGAATGTCTCATTTTCCACAACGTACATATCTTCATGAGACGTCTCGATGGAGCCGACATACGTATCGGGAAGGGAGAGAATGTGCTCCCGATGGGTATGTTTCTTGTACGCCTCCGCCATTTTGTAGTGTCTGGGTACCTTCCTAAAAAGCCAGTCCGTTTTACGCAGAAAATCCGCATTCATGTAAATGCCCCCTGCTCGAGCAAAGAAGGGAAAGAAGGCCACAGAAGAGCCAACCGTCGAGCTTCCGCCGGTGATCTTCTTCCTGCGAATAGGGAAGGACTTTGATTTCGAGGAGGAGCGGGTGGATATTCCCGCCCCGTCTGGAGGAGGTCTCGAGTACTCTGATATTCTCCAGACGACCGAGGCTCAGGAACGACGCTTCGATGAGACGGTTATTCACGACCTAATGTCCAAGTTTTCTGTTCAGACATCATACCCTCCAGGGTCTGCGTGCCTGTGGTGCTGCCACTCCATTCCTGGCGACTCCTTCGTTGTTCCCACACACTACGATGTGTACACGAACATGTACAGTGCCGAGGGAAACTACTGTAGCCCCGAGTGTGCCCTTGCCTCTATCTATCGCGAGTCTGGACTCACAGAATCCGATAAGTGGCTGCGTCACTCCCTTCTACGCAATGTGTACCGCTCGCTGTACAAGGACCGCGATATTCAGCCGGCCCCGGACCGGCGTGTCCTGCGAATGTTCGGGGGGAACCTCGATATACAGCAGTACCGCGAATTCATTCAGCACTGTACCAAGCCTCTTCAGCTGGCTATGCCTCCCGTACGATTATATATGCCGTCCGTGAACACTCAGTCGTCGGTCCGCGATGTCAAGTCCTACGTGTCTCTATCCAGCGAAACCATTAATAAGGCATCTCAGCAACTCCGCCTCAAGCGGTCCAAGCCGGTACACGAGGGCATTCCCACCCTTGACAAGTGCCTGACAGCGTTTGGCTCTCCGCGATGAAATATTCGAACAAAGCAATGACATCTCTAGGTGAACTTCTGAAGATGTCACTGTTCTTCCAAGTCATGACGACAACGGGAAACAGTTTTCGGCCTCTCTTAGCTTTTATTGGCCTTAACGTCTACGAGCGTGGACTCGCACTGTATCCCTCGTGGCTATCGTCTCTCAAGACAGCCTTTGCCAGCTCTATCGAGTCCGATGACCGTAAACCTTCGGCCGTCATCGAGTGTGAGCGTGGATCGCCTCCTCCGACCAAGGGCGGACAGGCTCCTCTATTTATGACCCGCATGGACGCCATTATTCATTACGTCGCATGCTCCCCTGCCACCAAGCGGCTCCTTTCCATTGCCAACCACGACTACCTCCCGTACGAGTTCGAGTCCGTCCGTCTCGATGAGGACATTTACTTCAAGCTCACGAACGTAGAAGTCGACGACGGAAATATCAAGAACATCAAGTTCCAGATTTTTTGCTACAACCATCCGATCCAGACTCTCCAGAAGTTCGTGGACTCCTGTAACCAGGATTACGAACGCCGCATGCTGAACAAGCTGGGCAACGATCTCTACTTCTTCGATCAGATGATTGATAACAAGAAGTCCCGCAAGTCCAACCAGAACCCGCTTCCCCAGAACTTCCTCGTCTACACGAAGAACAAGTTTTCGACCTCGCGAACATTTGAGAACGTGTTTTTCGAGGAGCAGCCCATCGTGAAGAAGCGTGTCAATTTTTTCCTGGAGAAGCGGTCGTGGTACGAGAAGAAGGGTATTCCGTACACTCTGGGCTTCCTGTTTCACGGAGACCCCGGAACGGGCAAGACGTCGGAAATCAAGGCGATTGCCAACGTCGCCCGTCGCCACCCGATCAATATCCAGCTCTCGGAAATCAAGACCAAGACCCAGCTTCGCCACCTGTTTTTCAGCGACGATCTTCACGTGTACAACGGAACAACGCTCGAGAAGTACACTATCCCTATTTCCGAGCGGCTCTACATCATCGAGGACGCTGACGCGATGGGCGATGTGCTCCTGAAGCGTGAGTGGAAGCGGCCCGAGCCGGTCCAGGCACCCAAGGATCCGTTTGCCCCCGAGATGGACGACGATATTATCAAGGACCCCATCGATCTCTCGTTCCTCCTGAATCTCCTGGACGGAACCCTCGAGTCATCTGGGCGTATCCTGGTGTTTACCTCCAATTTCCCGGAACGGTTCGACCGTGCCCTCATTCGTCCTGGCCGCATCGATATGATCATTCATTTCAAGAAGTGTTCACGCAAGATCCTGAAAGAAATGATTGAGGAGTTTTACGATATTACAGAGGGAGTCAGCCACATCCTCTTTGACGACCCTGCCATGGACGGAAAGTGGAGTCCGGCAGAAGTGAACCAGATCCTCTTCCGCAACTTTGAGGATTCTCGCCAGGCCATGGACGAGCTCCATTCTCTCAGTGCCTCTACGCCGCTGCTACAGGAGGAGACGGAGACCCCGATTTAAAGAGCTTCATGGCCAGCTGAATCGTCTCGGGAGGCATGTCGAAGACCAGGATGTATATCAGTGCGGCGATCATGATAGACGACGCAATTCCGACCGTGGACAGCGTCCATGCCGTAAGTCCGCCCGCCGAAGAGTTCACGACCGACGCAAGCATTCCCGCGAGAGGGACTAAGAACGGGATCAGAATGAAGTTAGAGTATGCTCCAATTGCCGGGTACTTCTCAAAGACTAGAGATTCCAGAGCGTACCATGCGGCACGATAGTAAATAATAATGAGAACGTGTGTGAACGCAAAGAGTAGTAAGCCGTTTGCGGACGACACAACTGGCTTGGCAGTATCGGTCGGTACCTGGTCGGGTGGTACATCGGCAATCGGATCGTCCATCCGAATCTATCTATTATGTATTGAACACAAGATTTGCTTGTCCGTTTGTAACCTTGAGGAAGTTGTAGGATTCAATATAGATCATGGCCGAATAGCCGTTATACTGAATCTGTACGTTTGTGGGCGAGGGGTATACCGTCAGCGTCTGACCCGCCTGTACGGCAGGCGGAGCTATCGCCTGCCCAGACGCATTTGTCGGAACGACCGTTGCTCCTACAGGGACAACCGTAGGGGTCGCATTGAACGTCGTGTTCTTGATCACACACACGGGTATCTGAGACACAGGTCCGGTCTGAACGACTGGAGGAACTAGAAGCGTGTACTGTAGATTGGTCTTGTTGAACATGGAACCATTTGCCGTTCCCGACGGTTGGGTAATGGTATTAGGGTCGAGGGCAAATGAGTATAAGTTGATCCCCGGAAGAGTTGTTGTTTCACCTTCCGAGAACCGGAAGTTTTGGATATTGCGGAAGAAGTTCACGTTCTTGGTGACAAACCGGTCTGTGCCATCAAACGTCAGATTTCCTTCCTGGAGAATATTCTGGGAATCCATCGAGTTCGACAGCTGGATTCCAGTCGAGTACCATTGATCGGGAGTCGCCGGGGCAGTGAGGGTCGGAAGGACGCTGGGGTATGTCTGTACTGGTGGGTAAAAGATGGAGTCCCAGTTGGTATAATTATCCCAATCGTTCAAGAGAATTCGGTCCTGACGCTGAAACAGGGATACAACGCGGGTACACAGATTGTACATTGGAATCGTTATGTTGTTGTATCCGTACTGGTTGTTGTTCTTGAGGTACCGGACTTGCGTAATGAGGAACGATCGATCATGTGCCGCGATGTAGGCACGCTCGGTATCTGTCAAGAAGATGTAGTTGGCTTCAATGTACGGATTGAGGTTCCAGCTTACAAGCGAAGGGTTGGTCGGATTGCCCATGGTGTCAGGGTACGACAGGTAATTCTGGATTCCAAGGAAAGAGTCTCCCGGGTTTCCTGTTATGCGGGTCTGGAAGGTGGGATTGGTTGCGGCCGTTCCACGAGTATCCAAAATAGTGAACATATCGTAGATATTGCGGAACGTGATCTGGATCGACACTTCGGTCTGAGGCATGGCTACAAGAGGAATAGACTGTCCGACCTCCTCGCAGAACCAGAAGGACAGGGGAATCGTCAGTTGGCGGCCGCGAATAGAGGGAGCGGGAGGTGCGGTATTTGTGGCGGAGACGTTGATCGCGTTGGGGTACTGGTTCGTGCGGCCAGGAGCATTTGCGGGATCGTACATGTCCGGTGTATTGCCCACCATAGCGTTCAACTTTGCTCGTTGTGTTCCGTTCTCCTTCATATAACTCTTGATCTTCATCCACTCTCCCGTGACCGTACACATAGCCGTTCCATTAAAAAGTACAGACGCCGTCTCGATCATATTGTATCCCAGGTTGCGGGACCACTGGAAGGCAGTCTCGTAGGCGAGCGATGTCTGCTTATCGAAGCCAGAGAGCGGGGCCCAGATGTCGGGGATCTGGACACACACGTAGCAGTCATGGAGAAGATCGGCATAGCGGGGAACTGGGAATGTGAACGTCTTTGTCCCCGCAGGCGGGAGGGTGGTGTCTGTGATATGTGCGATATTCAGCATGAAGTGTTCCATCGCGAAGTTGGTGGACCGCTTGTACATCTTGTTGAAGTACGTCATGGACGGGTTTCCATTGACAAACACATTTTGGGCACCGAAGCCAGTGAGCTGAACGAGTCCGCCACCCATTCTTACTATATTATCTTATAGGGTATGATTAATGTATCGGAACTTGCCGTATATCATTATTGGAATCCTTGTCCTGTTTGTGTTGATTCACTCGTACATGAGCGTTCGCTTCGGATACGACTGGATCGGGACACAGACACGCAGGGTCATTCACGGGGCGTACATGAGGAGCAACTCGGTCCACGAGCTCTACCCTATTCCCCCAGTTCCGTTCATGGACCGGTTCTCGGAGTTCACCAAGATCCCGAAAATGAAGGAGAGCGGACAGGCACCTGGGATGGCTTATTACTGAGGGTTGTTCATGTCTGCCCGGGACTTTACGTTCATATTG